TCGGCATACCCCATTCCTTTGGATGGAAGCTCAACAAACTCTGTGGGTGAAACGAAATCAAGAATAGATGTTTTGGGAGCATCGGCATGGATTGTAGAAGACCCCATGCGGTCCATGTTATTTCTATTACTCAATTTACACCTCGTTATTGTTCTAATATTGCGTAATCATAAGAGATTACAAGTTCTAGTTTTACTAGTTCGTCGCTTGAATAATCAAGTTGACCGAAATTTACAGACTTTATAAATGGATTTACAAGTAGCCAATCTTCTATTGGTACCCCTTCGTCATTCAGTTGTTGTATTCTGAACTGAAGTGCACGTTGGGTAGCAGAGCCACCTCCAACATAAGCCTGATCTTTCATTTTTTCTTTTGATAATCCGTCTTGATCACCTTCTTTAAGGTTTCTTGGATTATAGCCAGATTTAGTAAGAGAATTCGCTAATTCTTTTGTTTTTTCTCCAACATCAACAATTGTAATGTTTACATCGTTCCAAGTGACAACGCCGGGATACTTATATTTGTTGTTTATAAGCTTATACTCTTCTGATGAAACCTCATAAGATGGCTTGGAGCAAGCAGACACCCACCACCAATTTCCTGATCCTGTATTGATCATAAAACGGAATTGGCGAGTGGGAGTCAGTGTTTTTCCAGACCAAAAAGTCATTTTTATCCTTTAGCTATTGAGGGCTCTGTTGACCAGGTTGGAAGTAAGTTTTGTCAATTACACAAGTAGCCCAATCGTATCTAACTGTCATTGTTATTTCTCTAAGATCCTCATTAGCATAATCAAGATCTGAGAAAGAAACAGACTTTATGAAAGCATTGTTTAGAGTCCAAGTTTCTATTTCAACACCTTCGTCATTTAAAACAAACAAAGTTACTGTGCCTATTCCACTAGTGGTAGCTTTTCTTTTTGAAATTGTTGCCTTGTCGCCATCTGATCCCTTAACATAGTAACCTGAATTATGAAGCATTGTCCACATTTCTGCTGTCGCATCAGGATCAGCTGGGTCTACTAAAGTAAATGTTGTCTCATCCCAAGATGGTTTCCCTGGGAAGTAATATTTGTTATCTAAAAAATGATGCTCTACTTCTCCAAAAGAAATTGAAGGCAACTTAGCTGTTTTTCCATACCAAAGAACCTTTGATGGGCTCCCTAGTTGTATTAAAAATCTAAAATTTCTTTTTGGTGTTACGTTTTTATTACTCCAAAAATTAGTACTCATTATGTGTTTCTCCTATTATAATTATTTGTAACTAGTTTTATAACTCAATTCCGCTGCGAGTAACAACAAAGTCTACAACAATAAACTCAATCGCTCTTGCGGGCTTGATAAGGACCTTCGCATAAAGAATATTTCTATCTACAAGGTCAGCAGTTGTTGTGGTCTCATCGAGGACCAATCTGTATTCTACGATACCCAAACGAGCCTGGACGTCTAAAAGAATAGCATCAGCTTGGGACTTAAATCTATTCCAAGTTGCTTGAACATTGTTGTCAAACAAAATAGTTTCAGATACTTTCCCAATTCTTCTCTTAATAAAAAGCAATAAACGACGAACGTTGATACGATCTAATGCCGAAGGTGTTTGTTGTAGCGTCTTTTGTCCAAAGATCACAATGTCACCAGAAGCAGGAAATTTTGCGATTGGGTTGATGTTTTCTTCATAAAGAGCATCACGATCTGCTTTTGAAAGATGTTCAGTCGTTCCTACAACTTTTGGTCCTTGAGTTCCACCAAGTTCATTGATTCCACCTCTGTTAAACCCAGCAGGTGCGAACCAAGGCTCAGAAACAGCTTGAGACTTAGCAATTGCTCCAATAGCAGCAACAGAAGGAGGTGCAATAATAACATCGCTTTTTCCACCAGCAGAATCCATCATACGAATTGAAGGATAATAAGTTGCAGCGAAAGAAGAATTCAGAATTCTTGATTGAGCAGTTTGAATTACAGTAGAGACACTACCATTCGATGCAGCACCGCCAGATTCCCAAGTTGGCTCATATATGCCATCAAAATCTATAATTGCTAAAGCATCTCCACGAGTTTCACAAACTGATATGAGTTTGTCTGTGATTCCTGGGTGTGTCATGCCTGGAATACAAAGTAAGTCAAACTCTACCACTTCAGTATCAGACGCAATGTTTAATGCTTTATCCAAAGTGTATCTTTCGTAAGATGAAAGAATACCATCTCCAACATGATTTGGCGAGAAAGGATCAGTTTTGAAAATATTCACCCCTTCAAATCCACCAATAACAGGAGCAGCAAACTTACGAACTCTTTCTGCAAAAAGACCACCAAGATTACCTTCCCAATTAGAAGTTGTTCCATCCCAGTACCAAAGTCCAGTAGCAGAGTCTTTAACCATGCCTTCTAGGTTGAATGTGAAAGCTTTAGTTGTTCCAATACTAACTGATCGTCCACCTCTTGTCACATCAGCATAAGACCCATCTCTATAGATCCCTGTGTCGCTAATATGTCTAAGTCCAAAAACAGACTCGGGAAAATAGTTCCCTTGGTTGTTAGAATTTTCTACTGTCAATTTTACTGTTGGGAATTCAAAATCTATTACTTGTCCATCTTGAGCTTTTCCAACATCATAATTGTCAATACCACCATGAACATCAAGTCCACCTTTCAAATAAGGATTAATTTCTGTAGTGGTAACTCTAGAGAGACCGCTGCCACCTGTCAAGGTAATTGCAGGGTGAACAATAGGACCTTCAAAACCAACAGGAATTGGCATTGAATCTTCAATTGTTTGGTTTTCAACATCTTGATGTACTTCTACGTAGAAATAGTCAGATCTGTTTGCGTAGAAACCTCTTGTGTTCCATTTTCTTCCGGCGTCATCCCATTCTTGATATTGATCACCAATTTTCTTAGAAATATAGTTTTCATCAGAAGGATTCAATGTGCAACCTGTGTATGTTTCAATTGCTGTGTTTCCTTTCATGATTTTTACTGTAAACGAAGAATTTGGATTCAATTCGTTACCCATTCTAAGATCAGCAATCTCGATGTGATAATTTGAAGAAACAAATTCTCCAGCTGAGTGTGCCTTAAGTTTGAACAACTGAGCGTTGTTACCAGAAACGGTTCTGTTTATAAACCAACCAGTTTCACCTTGTTGCGCTTCACTTCTGTGTGTGGCGAAATTGCTACCACCATTGTGCAAAGGAGCAATAACAGCATAGAAATCACCAGTGCCTATTTTGTCTTCAACAGCTAACTCGAATGTTTCACCTAAAAAATAAGTAGAATCTGAAGCTGCGTTAAAATTACCAGTCGCATTCATTTTTTGTGGGTTTGTGTTTAATCTGTTTCTAATATAGTTCTCGCTGGTGTCAACAAAATTGATTTCAAAATCGGTAGTTGTGCCTGCGGATGATGAGAATGCCAAAACAATGTTATCTCCATTAGCGTATTGAACCAATGTAGAAGCATTTGTTATTGTACCAGCACCTGGATTTGTTGCGATACCACCCAATGCTTGATCAGGGTCTGTTCCCTTAAGTAATAAAGAGGAACCAGAAGCATAAATAATTGCTCCCAAAGTACCAGTAACGGCTGATCCACTTGGGGCAATAAATAAACCATATGCTGTTGACATGGTATCAGCAGCACTTGCTTCAGGTGCAATGTTTGTATCAAATTCCCAGCCAGCATAACCACCGGTTGCGTCATCACTCTCTTCTCCAACTAAACGCATGAACGTTACTGGAGTTGTATTAGATGCCAGATGAGCTTGAGCAGCAAACATGGCATAAGTTGGAGCAACAAGGTTTCCATCTCTCCATACATCAGAGTTGGCAGCTCCTTTACCCGAAACAGGGTGGCCAAAAATGGCATATAAGTCTTCTAAGTTCTTAACACGAACAGGCTTCATCGACGGCCCAGTAAGTGCTCGTCCAATTATCAATGGACCTTCGTCTTGTGTCACAGCAGGAAGAACGGATTCGTCGACTTCGTTCAACAAAATTCCCGGTGAAATAAAATCAAATTTTCTTGGCATCTATAATCTCCTTAATATAAGCTAAATAATCACAATAAATAGTATCTAGAATTGCTAAATACCCAAACCTGCCATTATATGCTCTATAAAGGTGATTATTTTTATTTTTGAATTGTTTCTGATTTGAAGATTATTTTTGGTCTTGTCTCACGACGAGCAGAAACAGGTCTTGGTCTATTAAACCCTTCACCTACAAGGTACCCAAGAGTCTTTATCGTTACTTTAGTTTCAAACATTCTTTCATCTTCTCCAATGTTGGTTGTGTTGTTGTTCATGGAGTAATCTTGTTGTATGAAAGCTTCATATTTGTGCCCATCTTTGGTAAATGTAAAAGAGTTTATCTGCCCTGTTCTTGTTATGAAAGGTGTAAGTAGGTCATTCATCTGTTGTTGAAACTCTGTACGAAGAGTTATCGAGTAATTTATAGTAACATAAGAAGGGATAGGTGCTGAATATTGGTTTTTAACAATCAAATGGTTCTCATCAACATAACCTGTCTCTTGTAAGCCGGGTTTCAAGTTGTTTTGGAAGTTTCGGGTCTTTTCACCATTGATTTCTTCTGAGACTGTGTGTGCACCTCCTTTATAGTCCATTTGTTCGTATATGTGAGCTTGAAAAGAACCTTTGAATGATGGATCTTTTGTTACCGAATCACGATTTACTGATATTAATGGCAAGATTAGCTTACCTACCTTATCTCGGAAGCGAATATCGTTCTTGATTTGCCAAACACGCTCTGTTCCAAGCCAGATAATAGGAACTTTGTATATTCCTTGATTGGTTTTCGTGTGAAGGTCTAAAACTTCATTTAACCACTCGTAGATTCCTGTGTCTATTGTCTCTAATGTTGATGCTGGATACTTACTCTGCATTGAAAACTCCATCTCTTGCTCTTATACAATCAGCAACAATCTCAAACTGAGTATCTGCTTGGCCGAATAAGTGCTTTGGTTCATTTAGTTTGACTATTTCATAAAAGATTGAACCATATCTTACAAAATCTCCTTCTCTAACCATCATATCTTGATCTTCTGTAAGTCTTCTCTTGTGAAACATTACTTTGAGTCCTGTTTTTTTGTCTAAACCAATGTTATCAATAACGTTTGTCTCAACTCCTTGGTACTCAACTCTTGCAAACACCCTAACAGGTGGCAAGAATGACTTTTGAATTGCCTCTCCATAAAGAGGATGAAAGTCTGTGTGTTCAATATCAATTGGGAAATACAAAATTTGTTGTCCGACAACTCTCTCGATGATTTCATCGTTGACTTGTTTTACAAGGTTCTTCTCTTTCTCTCCAAGAAACATTGGAGGTGGCGGAGCATCTAGTTTTTCCCATTTATCATCTGACATTTATTTATCCTACAAATATTCCAAGAGGGGATTTTTGAATTATTGAGTTTTGGTTATCAACCATATTCTTATCTGTCTCGATAAGTTTATCATAAGTTGTTTCTTCTAATATCTTCTTCAACTCTTCTCTTAGAGCTTGTTGTTCTTCTTTCGCTTGAGATAGAAGATCAGAAGCATTAAGAGATATGTTATCTCCGGGTATTGGTATGTTGCCACCAAACTTGCCTCTTATTTGGCCGAGAGTCTCTTTTGAGAGTGCCAAAGCAAATCTCCTTATCCACTGCTTACCGATTGAATTGATGGACTCGTAGGGTATGTTTTGGAACGGTAATGTATTCATATTGTTTACACCATTCTGTCCTGATTCAACTCCATCTACAAATGGAGAATTTGTTTCAATTGTGAAACGAAACCAAAACTTTTCTTGTGTAACACTTGATGGTATTGGGTATAATCTGAGTTTATTGTCAATGATCTCATATGAATAATGAGATGTTCTTGTGTAAAGATGATCTTCATAAGAAATTGCTTGTAACTTGTTTTGCCAAGCTGGAATCACTTGAAATGTTGAATCATCAGCATACTGACCATAATTGTGAAAATCTCCAACAACATTCAATCCACCATAGTATCCATAGAATCTCCACATTTGTCTCGGAGAGATATAATACATCTTTCTGATCTTAATTCTTTTGTCTCCAACCAAATCGGCATATGGAACGCCACCAGCGGCTGCTGAGGAGCTTACAATGTGTTGAAGGTCATAATCCTGCTGATCGGCAACAACGTCAAAGGAAGCGCTATATATGGGCTCCGTTCCGCCAATACCTGCCTCGGTTGCAAACTTGTCACCAATTTTAAAAGCATAGTCAAATGTAAACTTTGGATATTTAAGAGAAGCTCCATCTGCTCCATCAGTTACTTCGCCTTGATGGTCAAAGGAAGCTGTGGGAGAGCCAAGAGCTGATCCGAGAGCATTTTTGGTTTGATATAGGTTGACTTGATATGAGTATTCCAATACTGCGTCTTCATAAGCAGCATAGACATTTTGTTCTGTTAACTCGATATCAAGAACATCTCCTCCAAGTCTTTTATAAGTAAATTTAACTTGAGAAGCAGCCCCTGTTAGGAACTCTTGTGAATCAGCATAAACTCCGAGAGGCAAAGCAGCAACAACGTTGGCTGGGTCACCAGACTCTGGAAGAACAATTGCTGATGTCTTCGAGGTCGGTGTTAGTGTTGGTAAAGACATTCGTTACCCTCCATTCCCAATAAATAGTTTTAGGATAAAGAAAAGCCCCAAGCAATTGGAGAGCGAGGGGCGAACGGAGGACTAACACGAAAAACAAACAAATATATTATTCGGAGGCTTTAGACTTCTTTGAGCGAGAAGAGGTGCTTTTCTTTTTAGTATAAGTTTTCTTCTTTGTGGTTGTGGTTTTCTTTTCCTCAACCTTTTCTTCTTCA